TCAATCGACAGATAATCTATTTTTGATCCAAATTCATAGGCTGATGCTTCAATTTTGACTATGAGTGCTGCAGTAAAACTTGCTTCAATTTGTGTAAATTGTTTTGACATTTTTCATGTTCCTTCAAGTAAAAAGCCCCAACGAGTGGGGCGTGAAGTTAATTAGATTTAAGGGTAAAAAACTTGGGTAAAGGTAGTGGAAATAGTCCAGATCATTCCACCTACTTGACTAGGTGTATAGCTTGTATCTGTTTTGACGCGTACTTCACCATCCAATGGAGAATTCCATAGAAATGAATCAGCCCCTTTATGTCGATCAAAAAAAGCTTTGATTTGAAGTATCTCATCCTTGGTAGATGTGAATTTGTATGGCCACTCCCCCTTTTTATTGTTGATGCCTACTGAGATATTCTGTTCGTAGCCATCACCAAATTTTGAAGTCAAAATATTGAAGTTTTGTTTGCCTGAGTTTCCATCTAGATCACATGGATATGTAAATTTTTCATTGCTCATAAATTGCGTCCAATAAAAAACCCACTCGGTGAGTGGGTTTTAAGTTTAATGCTGAATAAGTATTTGAATATTAATCACTTGATGATTTTAAAATAAAGCTAAAATCTGCAGTTGTTTTGATAAGTTGAGGCTTGCCATTTATAATCAAAGGCTTAAAACTTGCCTGCTTGATAAACTCACTTAAAACATATTTATCTAGAGCAGGTATTCCAGTCCCTCGAAAAACATTGACTTTGGTTAATTTACCTTTTTCATTAGCCTCTACACTCAATCTTATCGTTCTATCACTTCCTTTTAAATCAGCATTAGTATAAGTAAATTCAGGATATACAGCATATTTAGGAACCCTGGAAACTGAAAATTCAAAAGGTAGTTTTAAGCGCGATGGGTGATTTGTTTTTATATCCCATTCATTCCAAACTTTGAGTTTTGATCTTTTCACAGCCCTTAATACTAAACTGTCTAATTCATCCACTCCGCTACTTTTGCTTACTTCAGCTTTTTGAACCCTACCATTCTCATCGGTCTCTAAATAGATTAATAAATCTCTGTCGTAACCTTCTAATATTTCATTATCAATTCTAATTTTTGGCGGTATTATCCATTTCATTAACATTCCAGTTTCTTTACTTCTCTGCACTTCTTGAAGCTTAGCATTTGATTCGATACAAAAAATTGAAATTAATAAACCGAAAATTAAAATTATTTTTTTCATGATATATCTCTTGTATATTTAGTCCAAGATACTAATTTTAAGGACAAAAAGAAACCTCCCGAGGGAGGATATGTTTTTAATTACATTATTCCACTACAATTTTCATAGACGATTTTGCATCGTTCTTTAGGAAAGCCTTCGTTTTGACATTGTGAATATACATTTTCACGACCATCTAATTTTCGACTCCAGCCACGAATCCTACTTCCAGTAACACGACCATACAGTAAGTTTGTTCCTTCAGCTTGTCCAACTGTTGCGCATTCAGTTTCTGAATAGGTAAACCAAAGCTTACATTGGGTGCCCCCTTTCTTTTGGCAATCTTCAAGAGCATTTTCCTGTATTTTTCCGCGGAATACTTTGGCAAATGACGTTCCGACCACACCATTAGTACCAGCAGCAATTGCTCCTACAACTTTCCAAGTGCGGCTACTTGCAGCTCCTTGATAACCACCACCCCCTGGAATCGGTGCACAACCTTGCACACCTTGACCGCCTACTGGATAAGAACCAGAGGGACAATTTCCTTCCGCATGTGCAGTACCAGAAATAATAATTGAAAATAGAGCCATACAAATTAATGATATAAAATTTTGTATGATCTGAGGTTTATTTTCATTAGTCATAATTGTTTCGTCCCTGTTAGTAATTTAATAGGTGAAATATTTATTTGATCTAAATCTTAAAATAATTCTTAGCAAAAAACCACCTTAAGGTGGTTTGGTTTATTAATTGATTAACACTCTAAAATATTTACCTAAATCTTCTCAATACAACTGGCATATTTGAGTCACCTACATTTTTATCCCACAACCATTGCACTACATATATTCACAATGTTGCGCAAATATAAGCACACGATATAAGTAGCAACTTCATAAATTTTTAGAGGTTAATATGCTAATTAATAAAAGCGAAGAGCGTGCTCAAGAAAGGTCAGAGAAAGCTACAGAAAATCTCATAATGCCTATATATGTTTCGATCTTTATAGGCCTAGTTTTAATCGAAATTGTGAGCTATGTACTTTCAAACTGGTTGAATTAAATTAAAAACCCACTTAGGTGGGTATTGTTTACTTTCTTTACTGCACAATTTGAATTTCACCATTTTGATCTATAGTAAAGTCTTTTGAATTTGATCCTATTTTTTTTGCACCATAAATTTTTGCAAAATACTCGATAGTAATATTTACTGAATTACCATCCTGATAAATATAAATCTTTACTGGAACATACGAGTGTCGATTTTTAAGACCATCTAGAATTGGAATCTCTGTCATTTTGATCCCACACAAAGCTTGATCTCTAGTTAATTTTTTCCCATCTTTTTGGTCTATAAATGTTGATACATTCACAATAACGTCTTTTTTATTACCATCTTTAAGTGTTACATCATAATATTTTCCATCTAAAACATAATCATCATCTGTGAGCCTTACAATAGCCGAAGTTTGATTGTCTTTTTGTTCTACTTTTTCACCTTTAGAAGTTGTTACAGACTCTGCATTACCTAACGCTGGCAATAATCCTAAAGTGCCAATCAGCAATAAACTTTTCATTCTAAAGCACTCCTTGAAGTGCTTATAAAATATCAATTAATCAAAGGAAAAGCCACTGGAGGGGCTATTCTTATTTTGACAACAAACCGCCCTGACGCTTCTCTTGCATAATCACAGCTCGTACAGCATTACCAACAACCTGAGCAAACTGTCGCTGATCCTGGGTATTACTACCTGAAGTATTAACACCAGAATCAGTAATACTTACTTGAATGGTAATATTGGGTTCACTGCTCCGTGGGGAATTATGCTGAATAGATTGAAACTGGCTTCTATCAACATCGTCACCACTCATTCGAGAAACTCCCACTAGCCCTCCATCTTTAAATTTTTGAACATTTAAATCTGGTTGAGTAGAACCTAAGTACTGAGATTTCATGCCAATATATTCACGCTGAAATGGTATCTCACCCGTCTGATTCATGTAATTTAAAGCAACTAGACCAATTTTAGAGGCAGCATACTGACGCATCATAAACTCACCATTGGATGCCATGATTGGAATATCATCACTTGTTCCAGTGCCTTTGCCTGTAATAGGGCCACCAGTTGCAAAACCTTGAGGGGTAATTGCTTGGATCATTGCTAAGAATGTTCCTTGATCCAAAGACGCCTTAGCACCTGCGGCAACTTTCTGCCATACAGTACCTGGCTCTTTAGCATAAGCATCAGAAACAGATGACCATAAATTCATACCCGCTTGAGTAAGCGCAAACCCCTGCTGCATTGCAAACATTGTTTTATATGCACCTGAGCTTTCACCAAGGATACCTTTAAACATATTTGCAAATGAACCGGTCAATTGCTGAGTTTGAGTTAATTGTAAATTCAATGAATCCGTTTGATACTGATTTTCAATATCAATCATACGTTTATTATGCGCAGCCCAAATTTGTTCACGAACCTCAGCTAATTTTTGTAAATCCGCTCCAGGTACTTGCTCTTGGTTTTCAACATCTGCTATTTGAGTATTAAATAGATTTTGTGATGCTCCCATTCTGCTGAATTTATCTTGGTTAACTTGAAAACGCCCAGTAGATCCATTCATTTGAGATTGAACAGAATCCCACCCAATAGATGCATCTTTTAGGCGTCGATTCATATCAACTTGATTTTGAAGTTCAAGCATTTGTGTTTTAAATGCATTTTCAGCAGAATCTTCATTATTCTGAGCAATAAGCCTTTTTTCTATGTCATATCTAGCCTTAGCCAGTTGAATTTCTGACATGTAAAATTCAGTTGATTGAAGTAAACGCTGATCTTTAGCAAGTTTAGACTTTTCAATTTCATACGCAAATTTTTCATCAACCTTTTCTTTAGCAATCTGTTTTTGAATATCAGAATATTCTTTGTTTAAAGAAATTGTTACTTTTTGAGTTTCAATTTCATTTTGAATTCGTTGCTCATTTGTCCAACTCCAACCCTTCACATTTGAATCAAATTGAAGTTCAGCAAGTCGATTTTCATTAGCAAAACGTTCATTCTCTTGACGCTCAAGTTTTGTGTATGTATCACCTGAAAAATGAGATTGAATATCTGCTAATTTCTTCTCATGCTCTGTTTTGCGTTGAAGCTCACCACTTGAATATTGCAGTTCAATATCTTGCTTAACTTGCAAAAACTTAACCAAATCATTGATAGAAGTATCAAAGTCTTTAGTTGAGCCTTCAAAACCATTTGTTCCGGCAATATAGCCTTTTACATTTTGAACATATTGACGATTTACTGGTCCAATATTTGTGCCTTTATCTACATTGCCTTCGCCAGCATGGTAAGCAGAAATAGCCTTATCCCAAGAGCCGAATTTTTTGTAGAGAATTTGCAGATATTTTGCGGCTGCTTCTGCGGATTTACCTAAATCAAATACATCGCCTCCGGTCAATTTGAAACGCTTAGCTGTATCATCAAGAAATTGAAATCCACCCTTTGCTGTACCATACTTCGTCATTGGGCCAACTGCATCGGCTTTACCACGTGACTCTTGCATATTGATACCTGACAGTAAACCTGGCAAAAGCCCATATTGGGTTTCCAATCCTCCGAAGTTATATTTAGCAGCATTAGCCTTAACTTTTTCGTTGACCTGTAAGACTTTAAGTTGCTTCTCAAGCTCCTTAGTTTGATCTTTTTTCGCTTGGGTAATTGAATCCTCTTTTTCCTTCATTTTTGCCGAAATATCAGCAACCTTAAACATTTCCTGTGCGTAAGGAGTCTTAGTTTTAAGTGGATCAAAATTTAATGCTTTTAAAACCTTCAAGTTTTGCTCAATTAAGGCATCTGACTGCCCCATACTTTGCAATTTAGCCCTTGCTGCCATTTCTTTAATATCATCAAAAGCTCCTGACTTATAACTGTCATAGGCCTTTTTTGACTCTTCAAGAGCTTTCTTCTTAAGAAGGATGGAGTCTGTTTCGTCTTTATTTGCCTTTATAGCAGATGAAGTTTGATTGGTTAATGCTTGTTGAGCAGTTTTAACCTTCTTATATTCTGCATTAGCTTTTGCATGGGCTGTAGTCAACTCATCGATTTCAACTTTATGCTTTTTCTGCACTCCCGATAGATTGTTCACTGCTGTTGCAAATTCAGACGAACTTATTTTGCCCTTATTATATTCTTTGAACAGCTTATTGATTTCTCTTGCTGTAGATTCAGACACTGAGCCAGACTCTTCAAGCCATCCAATCATTGCACTCAAATCTGAATAAGCAACTGTATACTAGTGGCCAAGCTTTTAACTTGCTTTTCGAGCTCTCGCAATGTTGTACGTTTTTGAAGCTCATCTAACTTTGAATATTCTTCAACCAACTCACTTACAGTGCTCTTTTGTAAATCAAGTGTGGTAGTTGTATCTTTGGTACTATCTTTAAGCATTAGATATGAACCAGCAACAGCTGCAACAGTTAAACCTAATCCTACTGGTCCACCAAGAATTCCTAACAATCCACGACCAACCCCCATTGACATGTTTTGAGCGGCATTAACACGGCTTTGAGATGTAGCCAAAGCGTTTTGAGCAAGTGTTAATTCTGCAGTTACTTGTGTTTCAACTCTTCTAAGTTGAGCCATTCGTGTTATTGATGCAGTCCGACCAATACTATTGATTTGCTCCTTTAATCTTTGAACCTCTAAGGCTTTTTCAGCTGCAATTGCCGCCAAAGTTGCCTGTGTTGAAACAACACGAGCCTCTGCTGATGTGAGTTCCTGAGCAGCTGCTATCCGCTCTGCTTGGATAGCTGAATACTGAATAGCTGTCTGTTCAGTAAGTTGCTTAATTTTTCCATAACCCGCCATTGTGCTTGTATAAAGTGCTGGAATATAAGTTCCAAGCCAATAAGCACCACCGATCATGGCAATGTTCGTTACTGTATTTAAGTTTTCTGCAAGCAAGCTAAGTGAACCAGAAATAGTAGACGCAGCACCTGTAGCTTGCCCTGATTCTCCAACAAACTTAGTCACAGCATTAGACAACTGAGTGAAAGATTGTCCGATAGTGAAATTAGTTTTTCCAAAATCTCCTTCAATTGAACCTGACATTTTTTCAATTGCTTGAACCATCTTGTCAGTAGTCAATAATCCTTGAGAAGACATTTCTTTCAATTCACCACGAGTTACACCTAAGCCTTTTGCAAACACTTCCATTAAGTAGCCAGCGTTTTCACTCATCGAAACGAACTCATCACCGTTTAATGATGATTTATCGAATGACTGGCCTAATTGGTATAAAGCTGCACTAGCTGCTTGAGCACTTGAACCTGAGTTACTAATTGATTTGGAAATAGACTCTGTTATCTTGGCAACTTTCTCTTGGCTTAAACCCAATTTTTCGCTGTTGTATTGGATCTTTTGATAGATGGTTGCAGTACCACCCCAAGCCGCACCAGATCGTTGAGCAATATCAAATGTATCTTGCATTGCCACATTTAAGGCTTTCTGATTAGTAGTTACTAGGCGCAAACGGTTGTTAAGATTAATCCAATCATCCATCTTAGCAATCGCAGTACCAACAGTCACAACTCCTGCCAAATAACCTGCCAATTGACGTGCTGCCACTGACATAGAGTTCATTGAAGTAGTTGCGTAATTACCAGTGCGTTCAATACTTTGTAGCTCTCGATCTAATGCACGTGCATTACGTGCTGCTTGTTCTGAGCTAATTTCAATAATGAGTGTGCTACGTTGTTCGGCCATGACATTTCCTTTAGGCGTAAAAAAAGCGCTTAAGGGCGCATTGCGGACAATAAAAAACCGACCATTTGTAGGTCGGTTTATTTAGTAGCTTCTATAATTTTTGCTATTGCTTGTAGTATTGGGGCTGCTTGCCATGCGAGTATTCCAGTAATAATCGCTGCCATTATTAAATATATCCAAACTCTTAAAGGTTTACTTTCTGATAACTTATTCATCACTTTATCAACCTGCATATTTAGGTTAAAATTCACTTAGGTTCTCACTTATTCCTGATCAATTTGTGGGAAACAAAAAAGCCCATCGACTGTGAATCGTGGGCTTTTTGCTTTTCTAATGCATTTAATTGGAGTTGTAATGGGCCACTACAACTAGACCGTCATTTTTTATTCATTGCACTCAAATACTTCCCATCCAGCGCAAAAATACACTCAACAAAAAGCCCTCGATCTAAGTCACAACCGTACACATCAAAATAGCTTTTAATGTCAGCAAGAGTGAGTGAGTCATAGAACCCACCACCCTGCGGAAAGGTAATAAAACGGCGTGCCTTTGAAATTAGATTAAAGGCTTTGATGATATGGTTTGCGGTGTAACTTGGTTCTAAACGCTCAGGAGGTTTTATGCCGAGCTTTTGATAGACTTCTGCGGTTTTTTCTTCGCACCATTTGATGTTTCTTTGTTCGTAGTGCTTGAGGACTTTCCCACTTCATCAACAATCTCATCTGCCTTTGAATTACGGATTTCTTGAGCCTTGTCCATGATGAATACAATAATTTCAAGAGATTGCTTCGAGCTTGTACAAATCAACTCAGCATTTAGTGGGCTGTATTCGATTGGCTTTTTATCTTTACTAATTAGACCAACCCAGCCAAGCAACAAATGTGAAACAGCTCGGTTAAAACCTAATTTGGCTTTAACTGCACCCTCATCTGTAACAGCCTTAATGCCTGTAAGTTCTTGCTCAGCTTGAATCCCATTGAGTTCAAGTGAACGCTGAAACGATGGCTTATCAATACTTGCAATGAGTAATTTCACGCCATCTTTAAAATCAAACCATTCTTGAA